GAACTGGGATTCTCTGACTGTGCTCCCGAGCATTCGATTCGCGGCCCACGGCCGCAAGAAATCGTGCGGCTGGCACGGGAACATAACCCGCGGGGAAGTCACAAACGCTTAATGACTGAGGATCAACAAGCGATGAAAACCCGCGACGCCATAAATGATGCATTCAGCGCCTCCGTAGTCGCCTTCCTCGATCTGGCACATTCGGAGGACATGGACGTTCCAGGAAGAAGTGAAGCGGCCGAATTCTACAAGGAAACAGCCGCTGTTTTGGCGTGGGTGCTCGAGCGGCGGGACTACCCACAATTCGCGTCCGTCGATCGCCTGATGACACGGCTGCTTCAGGTCCATGATCAGAATAAAGAGCCAAGAATCCGTAATGATGAGGTTCAGCGCGCCATGCGAGCCGAATTCCGGGAAATCATCAGCGGTTGGATGCTCATCGACGGGCTGAGCGATCTCACGGACCGAATAGAACTGGCTGCGGAATGGACGAAGAAAAACCGCCCGCTGCAGCCCGACGAGGAAGCCACGATCAAACTGATGATCGAAGCGCAGATTGCCCGCTCGGATCCGCGAGGCGAGGATTAGCGCGCTGACAGGGAATCAATCCGTTTCCTCGTCGTCGGCCTGGTCGGGCCCGGCGCCCGCCGGCAGGGCGTTCAGCCATGGGTCGAGACGCTCGCGAAGCAGCTTCGGCATCGACAGGCCCCGGCGCAGGGCCTCGGCCCGCAGGGCGTAATACCGCTCGCGGGGGATCGATAGCGGCACCGTCAAAGGCGGCAGTGGCACCGGCCCGGGCCTCCTGGAGTCATTCCAGTTGCTCTTGATTTTGCGGCGTCTATAAGGTTTCTCGCGATAGAGGCAGGGCGCGATGGTCATGGATGACCGGAGTTCTCGCGGGCTGTTTTGCGGGCGCGCCAGGTTTTTTGCTCGATTTTACGCATTCGACCAAGGATGGTCCTATAGCAACCGTGACGAAATCACGCAAAAAGTCGGATGAAAAGACGCTACCGCCTGTCGATTGCGACTCGCTGGCCGATGTCGACCGCCTGCTCGGCGACCTGGGTTCCCTCGATCAGCTCGAGGCGAAAGTGCAGGCCCGCTTTCAGGCCAAACAGGACTCTCTGACGGCCGATTTCAAGGGATCCCTCGTCATCACGATCGACGGCGAGCCGATCGGAATCGAGGACCGGCGGAAGCAGGTGCACAGCGCACTCGCGTCCTGGTGCGAGGCCCACCGCGAAGAAATTCTCCTGGATGATTTGAAGTCCCGCGAATTGAATTTCGGGACGGTGGGCTGGAGAAAATCTCCGGATTCGATCAGCAATCTCAAAGGCCAGCCAGCCAAGGGGAACAAGACGCTGCTCGAAAAGGTCATCGGCCATTTGCGGCGGGCCCTGCTGAAATTCAGCGACGTCGCCGCGGCCCTGGGCGATTGCCTGGCGATCAAGGCCGACTGGTCGAAAGACAAGCTGGCAGCAGCACTTAAGGACGGCAAAATCAACGCGGCCGACCTGCGGGCGATCGGTTTCCGTCAGGTTACCGGCGAAGAGGAATTCTTCGCCGAGCCGCTCGAGCGGAAACTGGAATCGCTGGAGAGCTGACGAATGGACCGCGAGCTGGCCGACTCGATCGTCCGTGCCGCGGTTCGCGGGGCTCTGCGGGAATGCGAACTGCTCGAATTAAATGATCGGACGCGCCTTGAGGAGGTCGTCGATCGCGTCCTCGGGTCAATCGACCGGCAGCGGCATGTAAGGACGGCGATGGCCGACCTCGTTCGCGACGAATAACCAGCAGGGGAGCGTCCGTGTCAGGTTTGTCATGCGCCCCGATCGCCGTCAATTGCTGCTTTTCAGCGGTGCCAAGCCGCCAATTCCGGCCAAGCCGCGGGATCAGAAAGAGATCGCTCGCGACGAAAAGCTCCGCGCTATCCAGGAGCTCGCGCGCTGGTGGCGCTCGAAACGCTGATCCATCCTATTGACGGCCTGCGGTGACACCACCGACAAGGGCCGGCGTTGCATGCATGTAGAAAACGCCTGCTGCGGTTGTGAGTTTCCCTCCCGCGCCAAGGCGGCCATTGAGGGGGGGGCTATCCCGAGCTCGAATCGGCCAAAATTCGGCGTGATCAGGAGTCTGGCGATGCGGTCGAATCCTTTGGATTCCCGATGCTTACCAGGGCTCAAAAAATGGTTAGCGTATGCTTAGCAAAATGTAAAATTTGGCCGAAATACTTCGCATTTTGCCTGTCCGAAATTTCATAAACAATCAGTCTTCCTGATTCGAATCAGCCAGGATGCTCACTCGGTAGCCACTCCCTTTGAGCTTCGGCCGATGGATCGCGGGCGCGAACGTCCCGTCATATTTTACTTCACAAATCTCCGGGGGGCCGGAGTCCTTCCCGATGGGCGCAGCGCCCGGCAGCCGCCGTCAGATTTACATTTCAGCGCCGATCCACCTGCGATTGCGGTTGATCGCCGCTCAACACGGAATCCCGATCCGGGCCCTCGCCGAGCACGTCCTGGGCGACGAGGCGCACGTCCGCGCCCTCGCACAGCAACACGGCCGCCGGGCCGGCAGCGACGAGGAACTGGCCGACAAATGATCGGTCTTGTAACGGCGCGGTGACACCACGCAACCTGCATTAAACTCCTGCGCGTTGCCTCTCTTCGGCGGCGAAACTTCTGGGAAAGCTCCCGATGGGCGATCTGCCCAAACTGCACGAATGCCCGGGGAACTGCGGTCGCCTGACGACCGAGACGGTCATACGACGCGGTAAAAATAACGAATCGCCGGAAATAGTGGCGGCACTCTGCCGCGACTGCCGCGAAACGATGCAGCGGCGGGCGCTCCGAGTGGAATCGCCGCTCGACGGCTGCCGCGAAGGATCAAAAAAAATCCCCAGCCGGGGCGAAGCGACGGCGCAGCCTAGAATCATTCAGCACTTCTGAGACAGCGGGCCCCGTCATGGATTTTGTTGCGATCGGTGATCTCGTCGCGAAGGTCGGCTTTCCGATTGTTGCCGCCATTGGCCTCGCCTATGTGATCTGGGAGCTGGCCCGCTGGGCAATGCGTACCGGTGACCGCCTGGCGATGCGCTTCGAAACGCATGTCGACTCGATCGAACAGACGCAGGCGGCGATCAAGCCGCAACTCGATCGCATTGAAGGAAAGATTGCCTGCCGCGCCCCCGCCACGACCTCGGGCGCATAAAGGGAAAAATGCTGCATTGCGATTTTCGCGCCGGCGACCTGCTGTTTTTTTACGGCACGACCTGGCAGTCGCGCGTCATCGAGTTCGCCACCCGCGGGCCCAGCCACGTCGCCATCGTCATTGAACACGAGAAACGCCCGCTGCTGGCCGAATCGACGACGCTCTGCGAGCTCCCCTGCGAAATTCTCGAACGGAAAGTGCGGGGAGTTCAATGTCACGATCCGATCGACCGGGTCGCCGGATATGAGGGAACTGTCGACCGTCTGCCGCTCCTTGCGGCGCTTTACCCGCATCAGAGTCTGCACCTGGCGACGATCGCCCTCAAGGAATTTCTCGGAAAACCTTACGACCTGGCCGGCGCCCTCGAAAGCGGGACGAGCCTTTTCAAGTCTTCGAACCTGATGCCCTATCCCGACCTGGGATCAATCTTCTGCAGTGCATTTTGTGCCCACCTGTTGATGCGCATCGGCCGGATGAACTGGGACAACCCAAAGCGAATCAATCCGGCTGACCTCTTTCATCGCGTGCGCCGCAACGCGACGCACGGACCGCCGGTCCGGCTCAAAGGGACCGATGAACGATTCCTTTGAAAACTATGCACTCGGCGCCCTATTGCTCCTGGTCGCGATCGACATTGCCGCCTGGATCGGGCGCCTGATTTTTCTGGCCCTCTCTTGAGGTTTTTCAAATATGGCCTCGTTATTCGCCCTGCTTCGCCCGGCGCTGGTGATCATCAGCCTGCTCGGTCTGGTTCCCTCAGAACTTCCCGCCGATTACCTGAAAGATCCGCCGGGGCGCGTGCTGGCTTCAGTGCGCGTCGCCAATGGCGGCTCGACCTGTTCGGCGACGATCATCAGCCGCGGCCCGCGGTGGGCCTGCGGAGTTGGCGCCGGGCACTGCTTCCAGGGGAACATTGGCGGCAAATTCAAGATTCACTTCGCCGACGGCTCGCAATGCGAGGCGACGTTACTGGCCATCGACCGCTCGATTGACGTGGCGCGTTTCGCCGTGCCGGCCGAGGCCGTTCTGGCAGTCGTTCCCATTCCTTCCTCGCTGTCCGGTCCTGCGATCTATGAAGCCTGTGGATTTCCCCGCGGCGACGGTCCGTTCTATTACCGTCTTTCGCCGGCGTCCGATTCGGTGAGCACCGCGAATGGAATGACCCGTTGGAAATTCTCCGTCGATGGCGGCGGCGCGATTCCCGGATGTTCGGGATGCGGGATCTTCGCCAACGGAAAACTATGCGGCGTTCTCAGTCACAATGACGGCGGCGAAGGAAAAATCTGCTACGGATGCCCGCTCCCGGCGCTCAGGGCGTTTCTGGATCGAACTGATCAATCTGGTTGCGACCGCTGGCAAATGGGGAACTGGCTGGGACATCACGTCGCCAGCCATCACGCGCCGCGACCATTGGCCATTCGCAGTGGTGGACGAATTGAGCTGATGCCGCCCCCCGCCGATCCCGGCTGCCCCGGCGGCAATTGCCCGCTGCCGCGGCGGATTGCCGAAGTACCGGCCCCGCCGCCTGACGCCGATCCGGGACGGTCGATCCCATACGCCAATCCTTCCGATCAGCATGAGGCCCCCTATGACGGACGCGGCCGGCCACCCGAGGGCCTCCGCACGCCGCGCCAGCGTTCGAGTGAAATCGATAAGCTCCGCAAATATCTGGCGGAACGGGAACACGAAACGCCGGCACTTCCTCCCGACGATCACGAGCCGCCTTACGTCGGTCCCGGCCCGGACGACCCGCTCCCTAAAGAAAAATCCCCAGTCCTGGCGTTCGTCCTGGGCGCTCTCGCGTTCGTTGGCGTCTACGCGGTGAAGTTCCATAAAGCCGCGCAAGCGGTCTGATCCATCCGAAATCCAAATTCCGAAATTGGAACCTCCATGCAGCCTGTCCTCGATTTTCTCGCCACGCCGCACGGCGTCATTGCCGCGGTCCTGTTTTGCGCCTTCGCCGCGGGGGCGCTCTTTCGCGTCCAGGCGCTGGCCGTCGCTGAGCGGAAATGGTGCGGAGACGTCGCCCATTTTGAAGCGGCTCTTGGACTTTCCGATACGATGACAGCGCCCTGGAGCGATCTGGCCAGTGGCGACATTCCCGGTTTCGTCGGCGCCATGAAGGCCAAGATTAAATATCTCGCCGATCGCTCGAACCGCGAGAAGGAAGTCGTCAACGTCCTGCGAACGCTATATGCGACTCCGTCAGGAAAAGCCGCGATCGACAAAGCCTATGCGGATCTGGCTGGCGGCGCGACGGCCGAGCAGCTCCAGGCCGACGTCGACGGCGTTGTCATTGCGGCTCCGAAAGGCCCCGGCCTGGGCCCGGTTGCGACTGATGTGGCGAACGCCGTCGCCAAGATTGAAGCACTGACTGCCAATCCCGCGCTGGCGAATCTGCTGCACCTTTTGCCCGCCGACCAGGGGATCCTCGGAAGTGCCCTGTTGACTGCCGGTCATGCGGTCGGAGCCGCCGTCTCAGCGACAGGCGCCATCGCTCCCGCAGCCGGAATCGCGATCGGCAATGTTCCCGCCGACCATACCGTGACAATCGCCGGGCCGGTGACTCCACCTGCAGCCGCGGCCTGATGCTCACGCTGACAATTCAATTTCGCCCCCCTCAGAAACGAAAGCCCCGCGCCATGCCCAGCCAGGCTCAGTACGAAGCCACGAAAGCCGCCCTGACCGATCTTTCCGCGGCCGTCGCGACCGACGAATCAAACTCCTCCGCCGTGGACACGGCGACGGCGCAGCTCGCCAGTGCGCAAACCGCAAAGACGGCCTCCGGCAGCGACGTGCAAGCGAAGCTGACGGCGGTCGTCGATGCGGCCGTGGCGGACGGGTTCAGTGTCACGCCCAGCGCGCCCGCCGCCTAATCTGCCGAACGAGCAAGCCCATAAAGTCACGATTCATTCCCGCGCAGGTGAAGCATGCCATTTTCGGAAGCGATCACGAATGATCTCGTCGCACTTTCGCCGTCGCAGACCGTGACGAGCGGGACGGCGGCGACGACGACGCCGGTCGGAATCCCGCACATGATGAACGGGCTACTGCTGGTTCTCGATGTGACGGCGGCTGCCGCGGCGGTCGGCGACACGTTCGACGTCAAAGTCCAGGCGCTGATCGAAGGAACGCCGGCGGCCGGGACCTGGTCCGACGTAATCCACTTCACGCAGGTGCTGGGGAACGGCAGCGCGAAACGGTTCATTGCGAAGATTGTCGGCGCGACGGCCGTCACAGCTTATCTCGATGCCGCCCTGGCCGCTGCCAATCAGAAAGACATTTTCGGCGATTACTACCGCGTCAATTACACGGTCGTCGACGGCGGCGCGCACGGTCAGTCGTTTACGTTCGCTGTCTGGGCGTTGCCCTTTTAAGGGAAGAATGCCAAACAGCCCTCGGAGGCACAATCCGGCGCCGCGCCGTCGGATCGAAGATCGTCGCCCGGCTCATCTGCGGGGCTATGATCATGCCTGGAAACAGGTCCGCGACGAACGCCTGCGTCGAAATCCCTGGTGCCAGGAATGCGAGCGCGAAACCGGTTTGATCGTCGTCGAGGACCTGGTCGTCGATCACATCATCCCCGTCCATGCGCGGCCGGCTTTGCGGCTGGTAATCGAAAATACGCAAACCCTTTGCAGACCGCATCATGCGGTCAAGACGCAACGGGACATTGAAAGGTATGGCGCGGCACGATAATGGGCCGTCGAGGACCAAAAAAGACCCCCGCCGCAACGCACAAAAAGCGGGGCACGTTTCAACCCTCCCGGCATTCCGGACCGGATTCGAAACCGGTTCCCGGAATCCCGGAGCCGCCCGCCGACCTGACGGAAGCCGCCCGCGAAGCCTGGATCTCAATCGCCGGAAAACTGCTCGACGCGAAGCTGCTGACGGCCCTCGATGACCTGGCTTTGCGACTGATGGCCGAGTCGGTCGACATGTATCTGCGGGCGGGGCGCGAAATTGAACACTGGGGACTGACCTCAGTCACCGACAAGGGAAACACGATCCAGCACCCGGCAGTCGCCGTCCGCAACAAGGCCTGGTCGCAGATCGTCAAGTTGTGCCAGGAATTCGGAATGACCCCGGCGGCCCGGACGGGGCTCGCCGTCGACGTGAAGGCCTCGAGCGACGGCAAGACTGAGGCGATGGCCAAGATCCTCGGATTCAAGGTGACCGGATGATAGCCAGTCAGTCATTTTTGCTTTCTGTCGTTCCGGGCGCCGCCTGCATTCGCCCGATTCGGCGCGAAGGAAAGCAGGTCGGACGAAACGCGAAATGCCCCTGCGGCAGCGGAAAGAAGTTCAAGGCCTGCCATCTTCCCCGGCACATCCCCGATGAAATCGAAGACGAGACAGAAGCCGACGAGGTCGAAATCGAAAATTCCGCCGTCCCGCAAGCGGCCGACTGAAGTTTCTCCCGGAATCGCCGGTCGGCTACAAGCGCTCGAAAAACTGCTGAAGGATGGCCGACCCCGCGGCGAGCTCGAGCTGCTTTCGATCCGCCGGCAGCAGCGAGATCTGCGCGATGGTCATAAGCGAGGGCTGATCTGGAACGAAGATGCGGCGCAGCGGGCGATCGGATTCTTTTCGCTACTGTCGCATTGGAAGGGGGAATGGGCGGGAAAGCCGTTCGTCCTCGAACCGTGGCAAGAGCATTGCGTCGTAGCGCCATTGTTCGGCTGGTTCCGGGCAGATGGAACGCGGCGCTTTCGAACCGGATATGTCGAGATCCCCCGCAAGAATGGAAAAACTACTCTCGCAGCGGGAATCGGCCTGCAGGGGCTTTTAGCCGACCAGGAGGAAGGGGCAGAGGTTTATGCCGCGGCCACAATGCGGGACCAGGCCTGCATCCTTTTCGCGGACGCGAAACGCTGCCTTTCGAAAGATTTGCGAACGCTCGTCAAAGAATTTCAGTTTGCGATTACGTTCGAAGGACTGCACGGGACTTTTCGGCCGCTTTCCAGCGATCACGATACCCTCGATGGATTGAATCCGCATCGCGTCGTCGTCGATGAGTTCCATGCCCACAAGTCCCGCGGCTTATGGGACGTGCTGCTCGGCGGCCAGGGGGCGCGACGGCAGCCGCTGATTCTGGCGATCACGACGGCCGGAGTCGATCGGCATTCGATCTGTTACGAGGTTCGCGAAAAGCTGGCACGGGCCGTCCTCGAGGGGGAAGCCGATCACAACGACAGCGTCTTTGCCTTCATCTGCTGTGCCGATGAGACCGACCCCTGGGACGACGAAAAAACATGGCGGAAGGCCAATCCGAATTATGGAATTACCGTCAAACCCGAACACCTTGGCGAGCTCGCCAAGCAAGCTGCTGTCAGCGGCTCTGCGGAAAGCAACTTCCGTCGAAAGCACCTCAACCAATGGGTCGGCCAGGAATCAAGCTGGATCCCCTTACCGACGTGGGATAAGTGCCGCAGCGGGCTGCCTTCGCCGGTGTTCGACGAATCATTGGTGGGGCAGGAATGTTTCGCCGGCCTCGATCTCGGCTGGCGCGATGACTTCGCCTGTCTCGGATATACGTTCCCGAAGCGCGTAAAAATTGAGCAGCGGATCGAACACGGAAAGAACGCGGACGACGAGCAGCTCGCCGAAGCAGCCCCGATGGCGACGGCCCGCTGGAAGATCTTGCGATGCGGCGTGAAATTGCATTGCTGGGTGCCGTCCGAAGGCCGGAGGGACATCACGCAGGCGCCATTGTGCAACTGGATCCGCGACGGGCTGGTGACCGTTGTTCCTGGCAATACGAATGACCCGCAGTTGATTCTTTCGCAGCTCGAACGCGACCGCAAGACTTATCACCTGATCGACCTGGCCCTCGACCCGAACAATGCTCGGCAGTTCGGATTGGAAGCGATGGAGCTGGGGCTTTCGGTTTTCGAGTTCTGGCAGACAAAACGCAATTACAACGAACCCTGCCGCGAGTTCGAACGCCTGGCCGCGGCCGGGCTGCTCGAGCATGACGGCAACCCGCTGCTGCGGTGGATGATCGGTAACGTCGTGATGGAAGCCGACGCCCGCGGCTATGTAATGCCGGCCAAACAGAAGTCAGCCGACAAGATCGACGGACCGGTCGCCCTGTTGATGGGTTTCGCCCGGGCCATGTTCGGCGAGCTGGAAACTGGCTCCGTATATGAACGTCGTGGAATGATTGTCCTATGAATGACCTACTCGCGATCGCCGGCCTTAGCTCGCTCGCCGGGGGCCTGTGGTGGATCTATCCCCCCGCGGCCCTGGTGATCTGCGGAGCGCTGGTCTTTGCACTGGCTGTTTGCGGCGCGGTCAATGAGCGCCGACAGAAGGTGCGGCGCCGGCTTTTGCAGCGCGTGAAACGCTTACGGACCGTCGGTAATGCCGCCGCCGCCGAGGAATTCGAATAATGGGCTTCCTGTCGCAACTGCTGCCGACGTTCTCGAACAGCCTCGAAAATCCCCGCGTCTCGCTGAATGACCCGCGGGCCTGGGACGAACTGTTCGGGATCAACCTCTCCGACGTCGGCGTGCGCGTCACCCCGCAGACGGCGATCGGCTATTCCCCTCTCTGGCGCGGAATCAACCTGATCTCGAACGTCCTGATGCGGCTTCCGTTCCACGTTTATAAGGCGATCGGCCACGGCAACACGAAGGATTTCAGCGGCGTCGACCGCTGGGCCATCGATCCGAAGCATCCGGCCTACAAGCTGATTCACTGGCAGGTCAACGAAATCCTGTCGGTCGGGACCTGGAAGCAGGTCATGTGCTATCACGCCCTTTTCCGGGGCAACGGCTATTCGGCGATCTGGCGGAATGCCCGCGGCGAACCGCTCGAGCTCTTGCCCCTTTCGCCGACCGATACGGTCCCGGTGATCGAGGACGGAAAGCTGCTCTATGCCTCGAAAGTCGGCAAAGAGAAGCGAAAAATCCCGGCTGCCGACGTCTATCACGTCAAGGGCCTGTCGTATAACGGCCTGGCCGGGCACGATGTCCTGACCGTGATGAAGGACGAATTGGGTTTAGGAATTGGGGCCCGGAAATACGCTTCGAAATACTTTGCCAATGGGGCAAGCACGGGGGGGGTGCTGATAATCCCCCGCGGCATGACCGAGGCCGCCGCGAAGCAGCTCAAGAAAGACTGGAAGGATTACCAGGAAGGGCTCGACAACTCATTCCGGACGGCGGTCCTCGAGGATGGGGCGAAGTGGATCCCGACAACCTTTGATCCCGAAAAATCGCAGCTCATCAGTGCCCGGCAGTTTTCGGTTCGCGACGTCGCCAACATTCTCGGATTGCCGCCGCACAAGCTCGGCGACGATTCTCGCCTCTCCTACAATTCGCTCGAGCAGGAAAACAACGCCACACTCGACGATTCTTATGATCCCTGGTTGCACCGCTTCGAAGAGGAAGCCGATCTCAAGCTGCTCTCTCAAAAAGAACGGGACGCCGGCAGCCACTTCTTTGGGTTCGACCGCCGGCCGCTGAAACGGCCTGACGCCAAGACGCAAGCCGAGATCGATCAGATCCGGCTGAACAGCGGGCGGAATACGCTGAACGAGGTCCGGGCCGAAAACAACGAGCCGCCGGTCGAGACGGAGATCGGCGACAAGATCCGCATACCGACAACCGTCACCCTCGGCGCTCCAACGCCGGCCCCCGCGCCGCTTCCCGCGGCGACGAAGGGGGCAGATACAAACGCGGTCAATGCGGCGCATCGGGCGTTGCTCGCCGACAGGCTGGAACGGTTTTCGGCAATCGACGCCGACCAGGTCGCGAAGGCTAACCGGCGCAGTCAGAAAGAGGGCTCGCTTGTAGACTGGGCCGCGACGTGGTTCACCCAGCAAGAGCCCAGGGTGCAGGATGCCATCGAACCAATCTTTGCCGCGATCTTCGCCGTCTCGAATCGTGAAGGGCACTCGGAAGCCGCAAAGGCCTTCGGGCGGTCCTATTGTGACTCGGCCCGCGACGTCGCCCTCTTGAATCCCGACGCGCCCGCCTTCGAAGGCCTGCGCGACTCGATGCTCGATCAAGTTTTTCCGAAGCAGCCCCAGGAGACAACGCCGTGAAGACTTTGACAATTCGCAATAACCGTTCCCGGCCGGAGATCCTGCTGTATGGGACAATCGGCGAGGATTGGTCAGATGATTTCGTGACCGCGAAAATGTTCGCTGATGCTCTCGGATCACTTCCCCCAGGTCCCGAGGTCGGGATCCGCATTAACTCATTCGGCGGGTCGGTCGCCGATGGATTCGCAATGTATAACGCTCTCAAGACCAGCGGGCGCAAGGTGATCGTCGACGTCGACGGGTTCGCCGTCTCGGCCGCCTCGACCGTGATGATGGGGGGCGACGAGCGGCGGATGCACGAAAACTCCGTCGTGATGATTCACCGTCCGCAGAGCTGGAATTATGGTTACGCCTCGGACTTCCGCAAAGAGGCCGATGTCCTCGACCTTCTGCAAAATCAGATCGCCGGTGTCTATGCAGCCCGCGCCGGAAAAAGCGCCGACGAGTTTAATAAGCTGATGGACGCGGAGACCTGGTTCAGCGCCGAGCAGGCCAAAGAGGCTGGCCTGGCGACAGAAGTCGTCGCCAATGCCGGGTCGGGCGAAGACGACTCGCCGGAGACGGCCGATCCCGAGGAAGAGCCGGCCATGAACCGGATGCTCGCCCTCTATCGCAATGTGCCGGCAGCAGTTCGCGAACGATTGAACGTCAAGCAACTGAAGGCCTGGCGGAACAACATCCGCCGCCGCCGCCTCGAACTGCTCGAAAAATCGGGGGAGTGAATGCGAGAAATCTTTCTGGCGGCTATCGCCTGGTTCGCTCTCTTCGCGGTTTCGCAGGCCCAGGACTCGATTAGCATCCATCTGACGATGGGCAACCCGTCCCGCGCCGTCGCAAACAAGGCGCTGCGGGAAAATTACCTCGTCCTGCATGATGAATGCGCGATGTCGTTCAACGCGACGATCGGCATTTCGAATTGGGTTTCCTGGCGGCTGGCAGCCGACGACATCGGCAACGCCGACCGTGCCGATCTCGATTTCGTTCGCGACGTCATGCTGCCGGAAGAGTTTCCGAAAACGCCCGTGCAGCTTTACCGGAACAGCGGCTTCGATAAGGGGCATGTTATGCCGGCGGCTGATCGCTCGCGGCGAGCGAAAGGCATGCGCGGGACGTTCCTGCTGACGAATTGCATGCCGCAGGCCCCGAAGCTCAACCGCGGGCCCTGGAACCGGCACGAGGCCCACCGCCGCGAGCTGGCCGCCGGCGGCAAGGAATTATTCATTATCGCCGGGCCGGCCGGCTGGGGCGGTCTGGGGGAGAAAGGATTCCGCCGATCGCTGGGGCGCGATGTCCCCGACTGGACCGGCAAAAAACCGCTGTCGCCCGGTTTCGATGTCCCCGGCTGGTGCTGGGGCGCCTGCCTGATTCTGGACGATCGCGACGGCGATGATCTGGCGCGGGTCACCGCCAAGACGCCGGCCCTGGCCGTGATCATGCCGAACACGCAAGAGATCGATGGCCCCTGGGAGAAATATCAGGTCCCCGTCCGCTGGGTCGAAGACCTGACGGGGCTGAATCTGTTCGACCTGGTCGATGAGGAAGTGCAGGACGCGATCGAGGCGGCGCCCGTGGTGTCAGCGCGCTAACGATCCCCGCTCAATGACCGGTGGTCATTGCGGGAAGCGCAGAATGAAGAGCGAAGAGTGAAAAAGTCTTCGCCAGCGTCAGTCATTCTTCATTCTTCACTCTTCATTCTGCACTCAATTCCCCTTGCACCCTTCCGGTGACACCACGCAATGTCGCCTTAGAGAGTGATCCTGCGCCGCCAAAGCCAAACCAAGTTGCGGCAGCGGCCCGTGTGGGATGACCAGTTGCAGGCCACGACGCCCGCCAAGTCCGGCGTTCGAACCGCGCACGAGTGAGAAAAACGTCAGACCCCGTTTTGTGCCCGCAGTTCCGCCGGACTTTTCTTTTAAGAACCCCCCGCGCCCAAGAGCCGCTATGAACGCACAAGAATTGCGCGCCAAACGCGCCAACGTCGTCAAGAACTCCCGCGAGCTGCTCGACAAGGTCGAGAAAGAAGGGCGGGACTTCAACGCCGAAGAAACGGCCCAGTGGAATCGGCTCGACGCCGATGTGAGGAACCTCGGGACCCAGATCGAACGGGCCGACCTGCAGGAAAAGCGCGAACACCTGATCGCCAACGAGATCGCCAACGACCCGACCGGCCTCCGCAATAAGAAGCCGGGGAGCGCGGTCGAAGATCTTCCCGCCGAAGATGCGACCGGAATCATCCCGCATAACGAGGCGAAAGCCCTGGCCGTGCAGGGATGGTTCATGCGCAATAGCTCCGACGACGATGTCCGCGAGCAGTTCACCGAACGGCACGCCCGCGCCCAGAAGCAGACCGGCATCGGGCGCAACAGCAAAATGCTGAATATCGCCCCGCCTTCACTGGGGCAGACGAACACGCCCGACGGCCCGCTGCAGTCGATTCAGAACTACCGCCGGATCCGCCAGCAGCTCCGCCAGCGGATGGCCTGGGACGGCGCCCAGGGGAATTACGTCAACATCAACCCGCTGACCTCGCAGACCGGTTCCGGCGGCGGCTTCCTGGTTCCCGAAGGTTTTTCCGCGCAGTTCGAAACGGCCCTGCTGGCCTACGGTTATATGCTGCAGGTCGCCGACGTGATGACCACGCCCGGCGCCAACCCGCTCCCCTGGCCGACCGCGAATGACACGTCGAACAAGGGACGGATGCTCAATCAGAATGCGGCCACCGATAACACGGGGGCGAATATCGCCTATCCGAAATTCGGCGCCGTCATGTTTTACGCCTATAAGGCGACGAGCGACGAAATCCTCGTCCCCTTCGAGCTGATCCGCGACAACGCGGTCGGCCTCGTCGATTGGCTCGGCGAAGCCCTGGGAATTCGCATCGGCCGTATCGCCAATGACCAATGGACAACCGGCACCGGCAATAGCCAGTGCACCGGAATCGTTCAGGCCTGTACCGTAGGCAAGACGGCCGCCAGCGCGACGGCGATCAAGTGGGACGAGGTGATCGACCTCGAGCACAGCGTCGACCCCGCTTACCGCGGGAACCCCGGCGTCGGCTATATGTGCCACGACGGGATCATCCAGGCCCTCCGCAAACTGAAAGACGGCGAAGGCCGTTACCTCTGGCAGCAAAGCGCCAACAGCGGCGAGCCCGACCGGCTGAACAATCGCCCGCTGACACGCAATCAGTCGATGCAGGCGACCGTCGCGACCGGCACGCAGACGCTGCTCTTCGGCGATCTCTCGAAATACAAGATTCGCCGCGTCGGCGGGACCCGCATGTATCGGCTCGTCGAGCGTTACCGGGACAACGACCAGGACGCCTTCCTGGCGTTCGAGGAATTCGACGGCAACCTGATCGACGCGGGAACGCACCCCGTCAAGAGTCTCAAACAGGCCTAAGCCTGACAACGTTTTCGGCTTCGCGGCGGCTTCCGATAATCACGACACATTTTGAATCGCGGGGAAAAAAATGCTGGGAACCTGTAACCTGCTCGAAATTGCGGAGGTCCGCAAAATCGATAACGGCCACGTCGCCGGAACCTCGACGATTACCCCGACTTCGATCGACATGCTGGGGTATGACGCGATCCAGGTCATTTGCGACCTCGGGACCGTGACCGACGGCTCGGTCATGGATCTGAAGCTGCAGCAGGGGGCCGCCTCCAACGGTTCCGACGCGGCCGACATGAAAGACCCTGCCGGCAACGTGATTCATGCCGGGTTCACCGGGGCGACCAGCTCGAACACGGTCATCGCGGTTGACGCGACGAAGCCCAGCAAACGCTATGTGACCGTTGTCTTCGCACGCGCGACGCAGAACGCCGTGATCAACACCATGATCGCGATTCTGTATCGCTCGTCCAATGCCCTGCCGGTCACTCAAGGCGCGACGGTCCTGGCGAGCAAGTTCGCTCCCGCGGCCTAGTCCGCCGGCTTCGGGCCCTGATGCCCGCAACTGTCAACTGAAAACCGAGAGCGAACAATGGCCATCGACCCGAATGTCGACATTCTGAACCAGAAGCTCCAAGGGGGAGCAGACTGGGAAGTCGGCGGCGTCCTGAATATCGACAATGCGGCGGGCGGCTCGTTGCAGTTCGACGGCGTGCACACGCCGACGAAGGCCACGATCACCCCGGCTGCCGGTTCGGCGAACCAGTGCAACGTCACGATCCAACTGGCGGACGGCGCGGGAAATATCGGGCCGGCCGTTCTCGATGTCTACCTCTCTGATGCCGCTGCCGGGGGTGCCCTTACGGCCACGTCAGCCAGCGGAACTGTCGCCGCGGGCGCCACCGGAACCGACCTCGTTGCAATGACCGCGAAAAAGGCGATCCGCGTCCTCACTAATGCGACCGGAAGTTACACACTGCAGATCAATGACACCGCGAAAACGCTATTCGTCGTCTGCATCATGCTCCCCAACGGGAGGCATATCGCCGCGCCGGCGCTCGTCGTGGGCAACTACGGCTAACGGATTTCCGAAATCCCTGCGTCAAAAACGACCGGGCCGAAATGCTTTTCCACGAAATCCCCTGGTCGATCAAAGAGATCGCCGGCCAGAGTTACGTCGAACCGGTGACCGTCGACGAGCTCAAGCTGCAATGCCGCATCGACGGGCCCGACGAAGAGCTGCTGCTGGCCGACCTGGGGAAGGCGGCCCGGGAGCTCGTCGAGCATGACTGCCGGCGGGCGCTCATACAAAGACAATTCAAACTCGTCGCCGATCAGTTCCCCTATTGGGGACAACTCGATCGGCAGTCCATCGAACGCACCAGCCAGGCGACTGGCGTTTTCTACGGCGGCGGAATTCTCGTCCGCCGCTGCCCGGTCGTCTCGGTCGACGTCTTTTCATACATCGATACCACGGGAGCTTTGCAGACGCTGGCCTCGGATGGAAGCGCCTACATTACCGACGTGATCAGCGAGCCGGGGCGGATTTACCCGGCTTATGGCATTGCATGGCCGATCAGCCGCTGGCAGAACAACGCCCTGCAGATCACCTTCACGGCCGGATATGGAACGACGGTAAGTACGGTTCCATCGCGTGCCAGAAATGCGATCAAGATGCTGGCGAGCCATTGGTACTGGCATCGGGAAAGCGTCGGCATCGTCGGCGACGAAATCGCCCAGGGCTATCAGGCCTGCGTCAATTCGCTCCGCTGGTCGGGAAGTCCGCTGTGACAAATGGACGCAAAACCTTACATCGGCCACGGCGCGGGGGAATACAACAACCGCGTCGCGATTGAAATCAACAATGGAACGGCCGACGCCAGCGGCCAGAAGAAAGCCAACTGGAACACGTTCGTTTACCGCTGGGCCAAGATCGTCCCGCGGACCGGCCGCGAAAGCTGGCAGTTTAAGCAGATCCGATCCGAGATCGATTACCTCGTTTATCTGCGGAACGACAGCGACACGCGGACGCTACGGGCTTCGATGCATCGAATCAACTTCGGCGGACTGTTTCTGAACATTGAAGCGATCTACGACGTCGATACCCGCCGCGTCGAATTCGTCCTGCATTGTCTGAATCCGCCGCCGTGACGACATGCGTAGACCGCTTCTATTTGTTACCGGAAATGAAGAACTCGATGCCAATCTCCGCGAGCTGGCAGGGCCCGCGGCGACAAGGATTTCCAAGGGGGCTCTTTCGGCCGGCGTCAAAGTTCTGGCCGCCGCCCAGCGAGCTAAAGCGCCTGTCGGAAAAACAGGAAACCTGAAGGCCGACATTGGTTCGCGAAATATCAAGGGCGCGTCGTCGCGAGGATTTACCGGGAAGGCCGGAATCGGCGTCGGTAAAAAGCGCGTCGGAACCTTGGTCAATCGCGGTTCGAATTTCAAGGCGACGGCCGGCATTACGACGGCCAGGCACGGGCACCTCGTCGGCCTGGGCACGAAGATGCGGACCCGAAAAAAGGTCGGCGGAAAGTTCGCCGGAGCGCAGAATAAATCAACCGGAAAGATGCCGGCGAACCCTTTTATTCGGACGGCTTCGCAACAGGCGCGGGGGGCCGTGATAAATGCCATGCGTGAGAAGATTCGCCAGGGAGTCGCTCGCGAGGTGAATAAGCTTTCAAGAAAGGCCGGCGCGGGAGCTCCGGGAATTTACTAAATGCCGATCGCGGCTTCGCTCGAGCATGTCCTGCATGACCTGATCGCCGGTCTCGCTGCATTCGCGGCGCTGGCCCCCGTCCCGGTCATCAGACCTTATAAGCTGGCCGAAACCGATTTCGTCAAAAGCACCGGCGCCCGCGCGGTGATCATCGAATCACCCGAGGAAGATCACGAGGTTTCTCTGGATGGCCTGGGCGGCGGAGTTTCTGCCCAGGCAACCGTCGAAGCGGTTTCGGAAGTGTTCGAGGACGCATGGCTGATCGCCGAAACGATGCGACTCAATGGGACGTCCCCAGGAACCGGCCTCGCCGGTTATTCCGGAACCGTCGCCGGACTGACGATTCAACGGATCACAGTCGACAGAACGATGAAGGGATTCGCCCCCTACGAAGACGGATCCGATGAAGGTTTTTACTACGTGCGCTTTCAACTGACCGTCGACTACAGCGAAGCCAACTGAGGATCTATTCCGATGGCCGTGAAATATACGAGTAAGGGAACGTCGCTCAAGCTAAGCATTTCTGCGGTCTATACCGTAGTTCCCTGCATTGATTCACTGAATGCCCCGCCGGTCAAGCCCCAGACCACGGACACGACCGCTCTTGATTCGGCCGTCGGGATGGAGCACAAGCCGACCGGATATTCCGATGGCGGGACCTGCACCGGATCAGCCTTCACCGATCCCCAGGACACGGTCCACAAGGCACTCCTGGCGCTGCTCGCGGCACCTGTCATTTCGCTGTGGCGGATTACCTGGTCCGATACCGGCGTCACGGTCTGGAGCTTCAGCGGAACGCTTACCGACTTTGGCGGATTCTCGGCCAAGGTGGGGGAGTTTCTTAAAACCAATTTCGAAATCACGCTCGATGGGATCGTGACCTATCCGTAATGAGGCTCGAGGCCTGATATGCTCTGTAAATTGATCATCGACAGCGAGGGGCCGAATCCCGATTATTGCCCCCCCAACCCGGCCATCGACGCGGCGGCGTTCCATGCTTACAACGTTCCCCCGGACGTGATCGTTCCGGCCGGCACGATTTTGACGCCGGACGGAACGGGCCTCGATTGGGTACATTGCTTCCCGCATAGTGGGGCATTCATCGATCTGAAATCTGGCCGTCCGGTTCGCGGTCCGGATGGCCTCGTTTTGGCCGAGCCGGCCGACGAAGAATGCCGCGCCGCCGTCGAAAAGAATCTCGTTGGCTGGGGCGCGGCTCGCCGGATGAATCCCGTCCAGGCCCGCGCCGCGCTCGACAAGGCAGTCGCGGCGACAAAGGCCCTTCAAGCCAGGAACGAAGCCGCCGCCGCACAAACGGAGAGTGCCACCAAAGCATGACAATCGCAAGCCGTGCCGACCTCCTGGCCCCGTCGAAGCGCCGCTTCGGCGAGGGCATCCTGCCGATTTCCGGAATGGCGGTTCGCTTCCGCTCGCTTTCCGAAGCGGAGTATTCGGCCTTTGAAATGGAGCGGATGCGCCAGGATGACGATGGGAGGATGGTCACCGAGGCCGAGCCGCTGCGAACGACGCGGGCCCGGCTCGCCGTCCTTTGCCTCTGCGACGAAAGCGGGGCGCCCGTCCTGGGGTCCGCCGATGTCGAGGGCCTCGCCGAATCTATCGACCTGGCGGATTCGCTGTTTCTCTTCGGCCGCCTGCAGGAGCATTGCGGCCTCTTGGGAAACGCCCAGCAGCTCGCCGCGCAGCTTGAGGCCGCCAAAAAAAACTAGCGGAAAACCCGCGGCGGCGATTCGCCTTTAAGCTCGCGGCGAAAATGGGCCGGCTCGACGTCGACGCCATGCTCGCCGAGATGACTCGCCGCGAGTTCGACGAATGGATCTTGAGCGATGAGCTGGACGGGACGGTCTCGGGAATCGATCGCCTGACGTGGACTGTCGCGAATGGCGCGATGGCGATTTGTGCCGGCAATAAGTTTCCCGTTGAGGCCGCGGCCTTGATTCCAGGCCAGCATGACGCCGGCGCTTCCTCCGGCCAATCCATCGAAGAGCAGAAAGCGGCCTGCTATGCGATTGCCGCCCGACAAAACGCCAGCCTGAGATGATGCGATGCGCAGCCCCGGCGATCTGGTAACAGTCCTTTCGCTCGAAGATTTCGAGTTCCGGACCGGGCTGCGCCAATCCGCCCAGGAAACGAAGCAATTCGCGACCGACGTCACGAAGTCGGGAAATTCAGCCGCCGCCGGCATGGGCCGCGCCGTGGGGCAGATGGGGTTCGCCCTGCAGGACTTTTCCAGCGTCCTCAGCATGGGGGGCAAGAACGCGCTGGGAAGAGCCCTGATGTCGACGATGAACAACGTCCAGATGCTGGGCATGGCGTTTGGCCCGTGGGGCATGGCGATTACGGCCGTCGGCGGCGCTCTCGGCGCGACCCTGCTTCCCAAGCTGCTCGAGGGGGAAACCGCCTTTGAACAGATCGCCAGTGCGACGGCCGAGGCCACGTCCCGGCTCGAGGATTACATATCGCACGGAAAAGAAATGATCCGCTTCCAGAGCGAGCTCGCCAACTTGGAAGGCCCGGGCCAGGTCAAAACCAAACGGGACGCGCTCGAAACCCGACAAAAGGAAATGGAGCTGGAGGGGGAGCAATTCACGAAACAGGCCGGCAATATCCGCCGGCAGATGGCTGAACTGCAAAAGATTGCCGACGAGACGGCCCCTAAAGACGGGATTATGAAATGGCTCTTCAGTCCCGCGAAAAGTGGAGTGCGGGCCCTGGAGCTCGATCCGGCGATCGAGGCCCTGAATAAGCAGCTCGAGGCGGTCACGAAAAAATCGATCGAAGCGGGAAGAGCGCTGAATCAGATCGGCAAGCAAAAGGAAATGCTGAAAGACGTCGAACCCACCGTCAGCGGCAATGAGATCTCCAAATTCGATCTGGAGCTCCAGGAAAAAGACAATGCCCGGCTGCAGGCGATCAGGGATCATTCCAGCAATCCGGCGATGAAGCGGGCCAAATTGGGACTCGATCTGCAGGATCTGATGGACGTCGGCAAACGAAATCCGAACATGGCCGGCCTCGCCAGCCAGGGCATGGAAGATCTCTTCACGCAGTTCGCCGCGTCGTCGCATCAGACGCGCGGATCGCGCCTGTCCCCCGCCGCCCTCAGGGGATCGTCCGAGGCGATTTCGGCGATCAATCGCGCGTCGCAGGGCGCGACGATGGACCCGCAGAAACAGGAACTGCTGGAAGTCCGAAAGCTGGTTGACCTGGCCCGGCAGCAACTAGCAGAGCAGACGCGCTCCCGGCAGAACGCGAACGCGGTTATACCGGTCGCCCTGAATGGCGGAGGGCCATAGAAAAATGGCTGTCACCCGCATTTCTCCCCTGAGCGGAAAAGAGGCCAATCACAGCGGCGTCCAGAATCGGCGCGCTTCGCGCCGCTGGATCGTTCTCACGAACAACCGTTACGACGACGAAATCACCGTTCTGACCTACGGCGCGAACAACGGGTTTTTCCCCGTCCCCTTCGTCAACAATCATCCGACCTGGCCGGGCCTGATCTGCCGCTCGCTGATCGGCCGCCAGGACGAGATCGCCCCCCTCAAGTGGATTGTCACGGCCGAGTACTCTTCCGAGCCGATCACGCAGGCGACCGTCGCCAGTCAATTCATTCCGCCGCTGGAGCGCCCCGCGCAGATCCGCATGCGGAAGTCGAAGTATATGAAGCCGCAGGTCAAGGACATCCTGGGCCAGCCCTATATAAACTCCGTCGGCGATCCGGTAGACCCTCCGATCGAGCTGGCCCGCGGCTATCCGATTTATCAGATTACGAAAAACGTCGCCTATGCCCCGCCGGCCTTTGCCGTTAATGGCGATTGCATCAACTCGGTTCCATTCTTCATCGAGAACCAGTTCGTTGATACCTATCAGGCCCGCATTGAAGACTGGGACCGCAGCGAGCTCAAGGACGAGACGGACATCAATGGCAACCTCTGGCAGTATTACGTCCTGACCTGGTCGATCGAGTTGAACCTGGTCGAGGTCGACAATCAGGGAGCGCCGACCGGATGGCTGGTGGTCTACCTCAATCAGGGCTTGCGCTGCCGACGGTCTCCCGACCGCGTCCACAAATTCAACATCATGGACGACAGCACGCCGCCCCAACCAATCACCAGCCCGGCACAGCTCGATCTGAATGGATTTCAGATTACAAATCCGACGTCGGCGACTGCGACCTATATCACTCGCCACGGATATTTCGAGGCCGATTTCAACGAGTTTCCCCTGTTCTAAAAGGAATGTCCCATGTCAGTCGCCACCTGGTCCGGCGGTAACTTCCAGCTCGGCGCCGGCGCGATCACCGATCAGATGGTGAATAGCGGGGCCGCAATCGCCGTCACGAAGCTGCAGCATGCTTACTACAAAATGAACACCTTCGCCCTGAAGATCGGCGATACGCCGGTCACGCGCGAAGACATCGTGCACGTCGCCAATTCGGCCGGAACGCTGCGCACCTTTCAGGCAATGGTCAACGTCGCGCCAGCCAGCGGCAATATCACGTTTGACCTCAAGAAAAACGGGTCGACGGTCCTTTCCGCCGTGGTCACGATCGATAACACGATCAGCAATCGGCAGATCGTGATCGGCACAATCTCATCGCCAAATTATAACGCGGGCGACGTCTTCTCGATCCTGGCCACAATTTCCAGCCCGACCGGGTCTCAGGGCCCCGCAGCCTGGGCCACGATGAGCGAATCGTCGGCGCCGTAACGAGAACGGGCCATGATCTACGGCTTCAATTCTCTGAATGACATCAGGCGCATCGACCGCACGGTCAGTGCGCACGAGCTCACGTCGCCCCCGAAAACAGGCGACAGGCCGCAATATCCGCTGCTGAATTTTTATCCGCGGATCGGGTTCTATAACGATAGCGGTTCGACTATTCCCCCCTTTGGCTGCGTCCTGCTCAAGGGGAGCCAGGCCCAGAAGACAACGACGACCGGCCCCGGCGTGCAGGTCGTCGCCGGACCCGTGCAGGGCATCTGCCCGTCTGTAAAGCAGCCCGATCGCTTTGGATGCCAGTCCGACGTATTCATTGCCGACGAGGCACTGGGAACCGGCTATCTCAATCAAGCATTCGGCGCCGCGCAGCAGGTCCCGCCATTTGTCGCACTCTATGACAGTGCCGACGGAACTCCCGCGACCGGCGAGCGCTGGGGTCCACGCTCAGGCACATTCAAGCTCAAGAAAAACACGGGGGGTTTTCTCGTCATAGGTCCCTACGACACGACAAACCATTATGCATTGGTTCTGCCAGAGTCGATGACGACCGTCCGCGGCAAGATCGCGTCCGACTGTGCACCTGGTGCGAGCGCGGATTTGACGATCTGGACCGGCGCGATCGGAGCCGAGGCGACGACCAGCCTAGCGATTACCAGCGTCTACAACGACAGCGATTGCACGATCCGGGCAACTCCGAAATTTGCCACCGCCATTTTTGTCCCGCTGAATTCGGCATGGCTATTCGTCGTGGGGAGAACGGCTTGAGATCGATAATTGAATCCTCTCCGCATCCTGGCCTGATCATGCCGCGGGCCGTCGATAAAAAGTTGGTCGATTGGCGGCAGCCGCACCCGCTGGAGCGACCGGTTAAGAAAAATCGAATCAGTCTCCATCCGGGCGGCGAGCCTAAGATTGTCGAACCTGATTTGCGATTGCCGCGCGCCGTCTGGTGGATGCCGCGAAATTGGCGAAGGCCCTGGAGAGACAAACCGGGACTAATCTGTTGCTGCCAATCCTCCGCATCATCATCTTCGTCCGCGTGCATGGCGCCTTGCAGCCAATGCAGTCCAATATTGTCTCTACCGTGTATTCTGCACTTCACCTATGCGAGTTCCGATTGTATCGATCCGAATACCGGAGTTCTGGGGGTATATTGCAACGCGACGCTTCCGGCAATTTTTAACGGCACAAATTGGGTAAGCACACTTATTTGCGACGGAGTCTCCCATAACACAATTTTCGTTTGCGGCGGTGTTCATGCACCGTTCACTTTGGGAGGAACATTTGCGGAGGCCACATTCGGAGCCAGCAGCTCGACGTGTAATCCACTAAACATCGTTTTCAACACGACGACCAGCAGTATTTGTTGCACAACGACGGCGCATTTTACCATTACGGTGACCCTGTGAGCTGCTGCGAGAAAATTGTTGATGCAGCAAGCAAAAACACCCCTTGCGAATGCGCCGCCGCTGGATTCTGCGCGAGGCACAAATGCACGAAGGTTCCGCATTTTCACATGCTTTGCAAGAGCCACATTGGATATTTCGAACAGTATGAAGCGGGCAATGGACCGGGACAAAATTTGGCGGCTCCCTCCACGCAGCCGTTCGCACTGGGCCTGGGCGACGTCGTCGCGTTCGCAATTCGCGTCATAACTCGCGGAAAGGTTGCGATGTGTTCAGCTTGCCAAAGCCGAAAATCTCGACTTAACCGAATTCGACTCTGGCCGGTCCGCTGGCCATGGAACAAAAAATGACGCTCGAGGACCTATATCACAAGGCATGGCGACAGGGCCCGAATATCGGCGAGCACTGCCCGACGCTTCGCCTGCTTGCCAGCGAATGCGAGCATGTCACGGAATTCGGAACAGACTTGGCTGTCAGCACGACGGCTTTTCTTGCCGCACAGCCGAAGACGCTGACGACGTTCGATGTGAAACCGTCGCCGGCGGCTGAAGCGCTCAGGCCATTTTCCGGCCGCACCAGTTTCGAGATTATCCGGGCCGATTCACTTTCATCCGACATCGACAGCGCTTTCGGGACTCCCGACCTGCTCCTGATTGACAGCCTCCATACATGCGCGCAGCTTTCGGCGGAATTCGCACGGTGGGCGAATCGAATACGGCGCTGGATTGTCTTACATGACACTCTGACTTTCGGCGACATCGGAGAGGACGGAACCCGCGGACTTATTCCGGCCCTCCGTGAGTTTCTCGTGGTTCATTCGGAATGGCGGATTGTTGCGGAATACCGGAACTCGCACGGGCTGACTGTTCTGCGGAGACAGGCGCCGTGAATGTTCGCAATCTCATTGTGCATTGTTATCCGCGCAAATCCGGCAAATGGCGACGCACGCTCGCCCACCTAACAGACGGCTCGCGCTGGGAACAATTCACGGGTCGGAAGATCGTGACGATCGCCTATGACGAATGTTGTAGCGACCCGGGCGAAGTTTGCAGCGAATGGCCCGCTGAATGTGAAGTCATCATCAAGCCGAACATTCAGGGGCTGCAGGAAGTCGCCAGCTTTATCCCGATGATGGAGCGAATCGAATCCAGGGAGCCGGACGAATTCACGACCTATATTCACTGCAAGGGCGCAACGCAGCCGGACGGGCACGGCTCGCACGGATGGCTTGATCTGATGGCGTCGGCCAATCTCGACTATCCCGATCTCATCAAGTGTATGTTCGCGACCGGGAAAAACGTCTGCGGCGCCTTCCGGTCGCATGGACTTTGGGCATTTGCGGGGTATCACAACTGGCACTTCGCCGGGACTTGGTTCACGTTCCGCCATTCGCGAATTTTCGGGGAACTCGACTGGCGAAATATCCATCCGAATTTTATGGGAGTCGAGGCGTGGCCCGGAATCGTGCCGGTTGATGAAAGTGGCTGCCTGTTCTATGACAACGCGAACACGGCCCACCTCTATTCCAATGAATATCAGCGCGATTTTCTGATTCCGTCGATGAAATGGTGGCATAAATCGCTCGCGGACTGCGGACTTCGGCCTGCGACCTTTGCAACTGGCGCTGCGCATTTCCCTCTTCGCGCCGCTAAGTGAAATCACCCATAGTCGGATTGTAGGCCGGGTGACGGTGATTCAACCGGTATTCGCTCCAAAGTCCAGTTTTCCGGCCCGCGCGCCGAAACCGACGCGCCAGGATGCCCCAGGACGACGCGAACTCTCGCGCGTGACCTATTCCCCGTCCGGTTCGCCCATGCTCGTCCCTGCGCTAATCGACGCCTTCCTGGCATGGACCGGTCGTCATCGGGCTCCGGCGACGTCCCGATTCTACGGCAGCCGCCTCAAGCTATTTCGAATCAGATTCGCGACCCGCGAGTTTCGCCTGGCTCGGATTGACGCCTTCGATGCGATGGGGATCACGCCCATAGAGGTCGACGAATATCTGCATGCCGCGGGATTCCGTCCAGACGGCCGGCCTCTCTCGGACAGCACCAGGCGGCACAATGCAGTCGCTTTGCAATCTTTACAATCGTTCGCCGTCGACCAGAAGATCCTGGCCCGAGGCCAGGAAATCTTCGACGAGCTCGAAAAGCCGGCGATGGGGCGCCGCGAGCGGATCCCGACCGACGCCGAAATCGACAAACTCATGGAACCTGCGCCGCTGGCGTTCCGCATCATCTACGGAGCGCTCTCGCAGACAGGATGCCGCCCCGGTGAACTCTGCGGCCTGACCATTGAGCAAATTGACTGGTCCAAGGGGGCGCATGGCCTGATCGCTTTAGCGCGGCACAAGACCGCCCGCAAGACCGGCAAGCCGCGGCTCGTCCCAATTGGCCGGAAGTTTCTTGCTCTGCTGCACGTCGCCATCGGCGATAGGACGAGCGGGCCTGTTTTCCGCACCGAACGCGGCCAGGCCTGGTCACCAGGTCACGTCTCATCTATGCACCGCACGTTGCGGGACAAGGCCGGCTTGCCGCGGGACCTAGTGCTTTACCTGGCCCGTCACGGCTTCGCGACCCGTCAGCTCGAGGCGGGGACCGACATTAAGACCGTCGCCGACCTGCTGGGCCATGCCAGCGTCAAAACAACCGAGCGCTATACCCACCGCGACATCAGCACGCTTTCCGACGACCAGGACCGCGTCTGACCGGATCAATATCGCCCGGCAGCGGTGACACCACTTATGTTGCACTGTATTCACCCGCGGGCAACCCTCTCGAAACTCTTGGAGCTCTCAATGCGTCACCTTCTCGCCTGTTTCGTGATTCTGTTTTTATCCGCGGTCGCGTTCGCCCAGCCAGGCGCCGATCCCTCGGTGCCGCCGACAGGCTTCGAGCAGATCTGCGCCGACCCCGGCTTTCGGGTTTTCAATGTGAAGGGTTTCGGGGCCAAGGGGGACGGTCTCAGCGATGATACGGTTGCCATCAGGGCGGCGATCGCCGCGGCCGTTTCGAACGGCTCGGGGAATATCTATTTCCCGGCCGGCGTTTACCTCGTCTGCGGCCAACCGACGGACGTCAACCCGGGCTGGCCGATCATCTTCCGAATCAATATGGGGAATCTCGTCTTTTCCGGCGACGGTCCGACGAAATCGATTCTGTCCGGGCTCATGCCCGGATTGAAAGACCCGAAAACGACCTGGGTTAAGACGACCGATTCCTATGCGAAAATTTCACGCTTCAAAATGTTCGGCTTCGGATATGACGGCCAGGCCGCCGGGCCGATCGATACGATCCAGTTTCGCGGTCTCTCGCTCAATGGGAACTTCCCATACACCGGCTATTCGCTCGTCGGCGGAGATCGAGCGACGGGCAACGGTTGGGACGTTACGCATAAAGCTGTCGCGTTCGCAAACTCTGTCGCCTCGACGAGGATTCTATTTTTCAATTTCAATACGTGCAATTGGGCCGGTGAGAATGTCTATTCGGGAGAATCGGCGTCGCCTAGTTTTTACTTCGTCAATTCGACCGCCTGGGGCAGTAACGCGAGCATGATCAGCGTGCCCGCCATTACGATTGAATCGTCAGCATTGGGCGGGACGGACTTCGCACATAGCGCCTACAACGGGACAGAGTGTATGTGTATGTCCCCGGGCCTTGGTCAGACATTTTCCAATTCGATTGTGCAGGGCTGCGGAAACGGCAATGTGCATATCGGATACCGCGGCAGTTTTTACAAAGCGGTCAATTCGAAATTTGATTTGTGTTATCGGGGCATTCTCTTCTCGGAGAGCGCCTACAACGTCGA